AATGCCTAATGTCAAATTCAGCCTTTTAACCCGCTTGCAATTTGCGTTTTTAGCAATGATTAGCCCTCAACGTCTCGTCACTGCAATCACAGCTGGATTCTTGTCAGCCGTTGATTCGTTAGACGAAGATGAACTGAGAATGCTCGTAAAGGAGATCAGTAATGAAAATTGACCCACGTTTTCAGGTTGGCGTCTTAAGCCAAACCAGGGAGCCAGCCACGCTGTGCTGGCAGGCCATGCATCAGGACTATTCAGAGGGCTGGATTTTTTATGACGAACCCCTTGGAGAGCCAGACGCTGGTGATCGCATTGTCAAGCATCTGCTTCTGGGAGGTCGCGGCCACTATGGCCCACTTGAGCACGCCAGCATCACATTCGCTGTTGGCTATTTTCCCCACTCAGTAATGCAACAGGCACGAACGCACCGGGTGGGCACCAGCTGGGACGTTCAGTCGATGCGCTACACCGGCCAGCGCATTGCTGCTGTGGCTGAGGGCATTGTCGATGTCGAGGAAGCCTTTTACCTGCGACCTGTCGGTGACTACACCAACCGCCAAGGCAAGCGATACACATACGACGAGCGACTACGAGCTAAGGATCTGCAGCACTGCGAGGATTCAGCCCGGCGCTATAAGCAAGCTTTGGATGCTGGTATTGCGGAGGAACACGCTAGAGGAGTGCTGCCTTTCGATTACCGTCAACACTTTGTCTTGACATTTAACCTTCGCAGCCTCATGCACTTCCTCGACCTGCGGGGCAAGGCTGATGCACAGATAGAGATTCATCAGCTGTGTCAGTTGATGATGCCTCATTTCGCAGAGTGGATCCCACCAGTTCACGACTGGTACACAAAAAATCGCTGGGGTAAGGCCCGTCTAGCTCCATGAAAAAAGAATCACGCCGCACTCCGTTTAAGTTTGCCGTTGGTGATCGAGTTGCTGAAAAACCTCGCATTCACCTGGGCATTGCTGTTAAGGCAGAGAATCAGCGCCGCTACTCGTCGCGGGTTGGCACCGTAACAGAACTTAGGACCAAGACCAGAAAAGATGGGCATCAGCGCAAGTATGTTGCTGTGCGCTGGGATGGCTTCAACTCATCATCCGAGCATGATCAAATGAGACTATGCGCTGCAACGGAATTGTCGAGCTTAGAACAAGACGTGATCTTGAATCACGATTGAGCGATGGATGTATCCGAAACAGGTATAAAATTAATCGCACACGGGGTGGAATCGTACTTCAAGCCCTGGTATTTTGATGGAAAAGTTGTCTATTGGGGCAATCCAGAGCAAACTGAGTCAGACGCGCTGGCATCAGCACAGGAATTAAAAGCCTTTCTCCTTAATCGGCACGAATGACAAGTCATCGCTCTCATTCTGGAAAATTAAACGTTTCCGACAAAAGCGGAGAATGGCTTGCAACCATTACCACTGAATCTGACACTTTTGAGATAGCTTTAAATGCAACCACCATCGAAAGTGCGATACTGCAAGGCGAACAGCTTTATGCTGATTTGCGAGCGGTTGCTAATCCAAAGCCGTATTGCTGGCAGTGCCTGCATTGGAAGTTAGTAAAATCAGAATGCAGTCTTGGTTTTGCCGAGGGTAAATCAAGTGGCGGAAGATTTGCCAGCCAATGCTCGGCGTTCTGGTTCAACGACTAACGTCCCTAGCTGGGCAATAGATTTTGGCAATGGTTTTTATATTGAGGTTTTAAATGACAGCACGCAAGGTATCCACTATAGATCTTGCAGCCCAGGTGGAGCAATTTGTAGATATTCAGATAACTTTTGGCGTGCAAAAACTTACTTGTATCAAATGATGAGCCCCTAAATCTCGTCTAGCGTTCCATGCTCTATCCAATATTTGATATGGTCTTCACGCTCTTGACTCCAAAAAGGCTGACGCCTAAACCATTCCCATACAGGTTTATCGCTCTTGGATCCGTTGCAAAACCTGCAGCAGCACAAGAGATTGTTAGTGACGCTCATACTGCCGCCTTTGGATCTTGCAAGAATGTGATCCAGCGTGTCACCGGGCTGGCCGCAGTAGGCGCAGCGATTATCCCATTCGTCTAAAATCTGCTTTCTGAACCTGTGTTTGCTTGCTTTTTTAGGTACAAGTTCAGAGCCTATGATCTCATGACCAATAAAGCCGCCATTTAACGGCACAACTTCTAAGTCAAAACTTACTATTTCTTCTGTCAACTCTTCAAGTCTTGAAGCGAAAATTTCACTAAACTCTTCAGGGTCTTGGTCCTCTTTGGCCGAGGTCAGAAACATGATTCTCGCTGTTGTCAGATAGCGTTTTTCGACTTGATAAGAATTATTGCTTTCCGGCATCCTCCGAGGGCACATGTGAGGATCGCATACCCATCCATTTTTTTCATGCTTCATTAGGTCTGTGCTGAGGTACTCCCGGCACAGACTGCTTCTTCTACACTGCCTGAACTCAGCTGCCACTCACTGCCGTCATCAGGCTTCCTAATGATAGCCAAGCACCCTGCTTTACCCTTTGCTGCCCTGTACCCTTGTATCACCGTTATAGCGCCCCGTCTTTGAGTAACTATTTAGAGGAATTTCGCTCATCCTCATGAACACAATTTGCCCTATTCTCAAGCCAGGGTATAGCGGAAGGTCATAATGTCTCCTTACGTTTACTAGCTCAAGCGTAAGCTTACTGTTGCAAAAGCCTGGATCAATCCATCCGGCAAGAAGATTTTCGTATCCCTCCCTGGCCCTGCTCGATTTCAGTGCAAACTGAGCGCAAATGTAATCAGGTATTTTTTTAAATGTTTCATGCGTTTCGGCTAGAACGAATTCTCCTGGGGTTAGGCGATAAGGATTCTTTTCTGTCCGGCTGGAGATGTCAACATGGAGCAGGTCTTTCTGCCCTGCGACTTCAATCATCAGTTCACTGCCCAGTCTTACATCAAGCGAGGCCGGGTTGACTAGATCTTCAGACCAATCTTCCATCGCTCCGCCGTAGCAAAGCGATTTAATTTCCCAATCACAAAGAACAGTCATTTAATAATCCCAGCGTATTCTTGGGCTGCCTTTTCTAACTCCAAGATGAACAAAACCTTTATTCGCACCGTAGCCTAGACTATAAGGCCAGTTTTGGTCACACCAATCTTGTACGTCGTAAATATCAACACCTTGCACATAAAAGTCCACAGCGCCTTCCCCGTACCGATACAGGTGCTCTGATCCGCTTGCTCCGCCGACTGAGCGATTGATTGCCGGTGGCCTGTAGCCGGACGTGATAATGACAGGCTTCCCGCCAAATCTGACGCGAACACGCTCAAGGAATGCAGCCAGCTCAGCGGCCATGTCCACTTGGTACTGCTCGTCAAACCGCCTGGCCTCTTGGCCGAGCGCAAATTCACCTAGCGTGATATGGGGCGTGAGTCGGCTGGTAAATGGAGATCCAGGCCGCAGCTTGGCTGTCTCAGTAGGCACTGATTGGTCGCCACCTCTCCAGAGTCGCCCTTCTGCCTGCCTGCGCCGCTTCAAGCCGCTTTCGTAGCTAGTCCCCGGATTTCGATATAGCAGCATCGCGTCAGGAACTGCTTGCCAGTCTTTCGCACGAAGTTTCGCGCTAATTGTCTCAAATCCCTTTGCGCCCATAAACCCAGAGCCAAGGTTGTACGCAAAGCTGATCAAGGCTGCTTGTTGATTCTCCGCCATGTCCGCCCAGTAAGGAACGGTTTGTGACAATTTTTGGTCGATCTTATCTACTGTGTCTTCTAGTAAAGCATCGCCTTCTTTCCTTCTGATCCAGTCACCTTCTCTGACGGGGCGACCATCTGGATGCGACAAAGAACCCCATCCAATCGTCCAGAACTTTGCGGGGCACATGTACGCTTCTGCGTGCCAGCCTTCAAACTTTTTGATCAGGTCTAATGCTTGCTTGTGATCAGACTGCTTCCCGGACTGACTCCAAGTCGCAAACCATTCACGGTCACGTCGCATCGCGACTTCATAGCCGTTTTCGCTGAGATCTGTTTCTAGCTCCTGAATCGCAGCCGCTTGATGCGGCAAAGCTT